CAACATACTGCAATTCATTCTTAAACTTCTTTCGATAGCAATGAATTTCTTGCTCAAGTTTGCCGCCCCAATCACGCCAATTTGCGACAACTCCTACCGGAGAATTATCCACATACTTTTCAGTTTCGTGGGTAATATAAATTACATCGCAAGGCAGACGATAAATAGCCATCATCAAATGCTCAAATGTTTTATTTCTAGCACCATATTGAAAAGGCATAATTTTCGTAACAACAGTAGGGTTTGGATTTACCTTTAAAATACACGACTCAAACCAAGAATCAACACCGTCAATAACAAAAATTGGATTTTTACCGGCTTCCATTTCTTCACGAACATACTTCACAAAATCATGTGAATTATTTTCAGAAGCAGTAATATCCACTACATTGTCTTTGTTCATCTCGATAGGGCAATAAACAGTAATTCTATCAGTAGCGTTGTGATGTTCAATCCAAGTTGACTCAACACCCATATCCCAATCCAAGACATAAATATCTCGGTCTGGAAAATCCAATGCAAGACCCGTTTTTCCTGTTTTGGGTTCTCCCCAAATACCTAAACATAACCTTGATTGTCGGGTTTCTCTTGCTTTTGCCTTATGTGCTTCAAGACGTTCTTTGAAGGAAACAGAAGCATCTGTTGTTTTTCTATCAGTCAATCCCATTCATTAGCACCGCCTAATTCTGATTCATCTATTGAAATATTTTTACCATGCACGGTGGACCATGTATTAATGATATCGGCAACTTCATTTCTGGTAGTTGTCCTATATCGGCATTCTTTCGTTCCAATGTGAAACTTAATCCAAAATTCATTCTCCACTTTTTCGTTTTCCTTAAAAGTGATAAAATCAACTGTGATTAAATCCACAATGTAATTATTCTTTAACATAACGTATCTATTTTCTAGTAACATATAAACTCCCTCCAAAGGGAAAGGCTTCGCACCCTTTTGGCCGTCATTAACGCCAACGACTACACAACGATTGATTCTCAGAACCAATCGTAGTCTTCTTCAACTGCTTGAGTCACCTCAACTGCCGAACCCTTACGGTCAAGGACATAAAGTCCCGTTACGTTGATTGTTGCAGGTTCCGTTTCGCCATCAACTGTTCGCTGAGAAGTGTTTCCGATAACGATTACAGATGAACCGATACCGAAATCAATCTCGATATGCGACGGAATCCAACAGGTTACAACACCGTTTCCTTCATCATAGTCAAACTCAGCATTCAGGTCAGTAATGTTCAGAATGCGGTTTCCGTTTGATGTTGGGGTCATGTTCATGTTGCACACTACACCATCAGTAACGATGAAACGGTCGTTGTATGCAAGTGTTTGACGCTTAATGTGAACATCATCCAACTCAACGAGAGGAACGAGGTGGCTTTCAAGATTTGAAACGAAGAAATCCTCAAAGTTAAAACTCGACATATCGCGGTAATCTGTGTTTTCTGGGTCAAGTGATGCGTTCAGAATAAGCGAATTCTTCGTAACATCGGTCATACCATACAGGTTTCCGTTTTCGTTGGGGATAGCAAGGAAATGAACCCATTCAAAAGTATTAGGTTCAAACTCAACTGAGGGTTGGTTCTTGTAAGAGAACGGCCAAATCTTCATTTCGCCTCCATCAGATGAACCATAGAACAGCCCTTGTCGGCGGTATTGTTCCACAGGAAGAGGCTTCCCATATCCCTTGTTTTCACCACCATTCATGTATCGCTCGGTATCATCAAGAGGGATGAAGTATTGTCCATCTTCACCTTCTTCAGCACCATTCGGCAAGTTTGCAACTGTCTTCTCCTGATATTCATTACGGTTATAACGGGAAACAACCCACTTTCCAAGTGCATTCTGAGAAGCGATTGCGACAATACCCTTTTCTAGAGCATTGTCTGCATCTCGCTTAAACTCTTCAATTGCCTTACTACGTCGCCAAGCCATCATATCGCGTGGTGCGTCAAGAGCAATAAAGAAACCAAAAGCCTTCTTTGCGAGGCTTCCTCCATCATTGGTTGTTGGCTTGTTCTGAGAACGGCGGTGTTGGGCAACATAGGAACGCCAAAGGGCCTTTCCAATTTGGTTGCCTGCTTCAATACCGTTTTCAGAACAGATTTCTTCGTATTTCTGTTCTGCTTCTTCCTGAGTCATCCCAATATATTGAAGGGACTTCTCAATTTCAGTCTTCATTTCTTCATTCATTTTATTCACTTCCTTTGTGTTTTTAAAGTTGTCCAACCATCCATGAAAGTAATACTTTCGGTGTCATGGTTGTGGACCGCCATTCTGTTTCGCCAATTGTTCTTAAGAATTTGAACTTGATATTGGCATCAAGTCCATTCGAGTTGATTACTGCATCGTGTAACCCGATACAGATTTCCTTTATAGTCCTCCCATCAATAAGCAATTTCTGAAAGTAAGCAATTGCGTTATTTTTATTGTTGATTAGAATATCTAGCCCTTTTGAATACTCTTCAAGGCTCATTTCAATTTGCTTCTTCAACGTGGTATTACTTGACTTAGCCGCTTGGACTTCAGTAATGACCCTCCTTAAGTCGAGGGACGCGGAGGCTATAAAGGCGATGAGTTCATCGTTAGAAAAACGCTCTACTCCTTCTTCTTGAAGGATTCCTTGGATTACTTCCAAGATTACTTCATTGCTCAGAGGCTTAAAATGGTAATTAGCACACCGACTCTGAAGAGCAAAAATAATCTTGCTCTTATCGTTGCAAGTAATCATAAACCTTACGTTGTTAGCATATCTTTCCATGATACGCTTCAAAGCATTTTGTGCATCTGAAGTCATACCATCCATTTCATCAAGTAAAATGATACGGAAAGGAGCATTACCAATAACTCCACTTTGAGCAATGTTTTTGATGGTTGTTCTAACAGTTTCCAATCTTCGGTCATCAGACGCATTGATTTCAAAGAAGTTTTCATCAAATTCATCTCCTAGAATAGAACGCCCAAGAGCAATCATTGCAGCCGTTTTTCCATTACCGGGATTTCCGTATGCTAATACGTTAGGCATATTCTTTTCTTCAAGCCAAGACATAGCGTCCATTGTGAAGTGTTCTTGCCCGATTACATCTCCGATTCTTTTTGGTCTATACTTTTCTGTCCACAACATTTAAATCTTCTCCTTCATTGAAAATTGTGTATTCATATATATGTCCTCCACTATAATATTGGTTAAGTGTATCAGCAGGAACATAAATTCTAGTCATTGTTTTTTTGAATCTTTTATCTGCTTTAAGCCATTGCGACAATCTTCCTACCGTAATAGAATCATCTTCAATTTTCTCTACTATTTCTCTACATAGTAGAGGGCTTTCGCTAGCATTAACAATATCAAATGCTTTGTTAAGTGTTTTGCGTTTTTTAAATTTACTTACTTTAGTTCCCATAATAATCACATAAATAATTCTAATGAACCCACGTCATAAACAACGGGGTCCGTTTTCTTTCTTCGTTTCTTTTCACCGATGCCTAAAATTCGACATTCAGCGTTGTTTAATTTCTTCTTTGCCATATTAACAAACTCTTCATCTTTAAGAAGTTGTCGAAGAAGTCTTTCATTCTTAACTCCGAGTTTACGACAAATTGGTGGAACCTTCGAGTAAGTATTACTCTTAGGCATTGATACTCTCCCGAATGAATTACCTTGATGAGCATAAGCGAGCATCTGATAAAAATAATCAGAAGACCACCTTCTCTTCACTACACCATCAACAAAAATTAATCTGTTAGGGTGCATATTTTCAACAAGCCAAGAAACAATTTGAGTATCTGATGGCTTGTTAAAGATAAGAGCATCAGCAACCCTATCTCTATTAGTTTCTTTTAGATACATTTGAACAAGAGAGAACGTATCTAACTCAGTCATTGAAGGAGCATCACTACGAGGTGCAATTCCCATGATTGAATCACGAAGGTAATTCACACTACCTGCTCTCTTAATTTCACACATATTCTTGATTTCTTGAGGAACCGACTTCTCGTTAATAGAAGTCAAAACTACTTGGCCCTTGTAATTCCTCAAGATATACAGAATGTCTTCCTTGTTCGGCTTATGGTGAACATCTTCAATCACAATACCTCTATCTGTTGGGAATGAACCCAAGTCAGTCGTATCTGCTTCGTTAGCAAACAAAATCAAGGGGTCTTCACAAAACGTGAGAGCCTTTGTTGATTTTCCTGTTCCGGGTTTTCCGGTAATTAGAATTGCTCTCTTTTTATTCAAATTAGTTAATCCCATTATAGCACACCTTTGAGTTCCATTAATTTTTCAATTCCTTCCAATTCTAAATGCTCTTTGTTACTGATAATTTCAACGGCCTTTCTAAAGTTTGACCATTCATTTTTAGAATCAGGTAAATCTGATACCATCTCTGTAAGAAGATACAGATTCTTAATCCCACCAATTTTTAGAATTGGCTTGGGACGTGTCTTGTTTTCCTTTTCTTTTAGAACACTTTCAATTCCATGTTGAAAAAGGCTTCGCTTTACTCCTTCCAAGAAATCTAACTCGGCTCTAAGATTTACACGGATTCTAACTGTGTAGCCAATGCTAACTGTGTTAGAATGCTCAATGTGAAAATCAATCTTAGAATGAGCAAGATAGATACCTGTAAGCATATCTCTATTATACATAATCATTCACCTTTGTAATACCTAAATACTCAGCCTTAACTCTAATAAATTTGAGTCCTTCCAAAATAGTGTCTTCAATCAATGGTTCTAAATCTTCACACATTCCCGGAAAAATAATAGTAAAGGATGTTCCTCTATATGTCCCTAATGCCTTTGCTAGTTCTTCATCAACTGTGTCATGAACAACAGCAAAAAGACCTTCATCACCAATAAAATTCAACCTCGCCACTAAACCCTTTGCTAAAAACTGTAAAGTTGGTTCATCTAATTCAAAATAAACCATAAAACTAAACGATGTTAAATCATCAAAGCGGGTTAACCATTCTTGGATGAGGCTATCTTGATACATTCAAAGACCATCCTCAATATATTTTTTGTGGTCAATGCATACTTCAGTATTGAGTTCAGGAAATTGGACGTGACTAACGTGTTCAGGTCCAATTCTTGTATGATTATGTTTATCAGCAGTTTCATCGGCATTGATAATAAGATATTCACACAAGAAACGGACCTGCTCTTCAATAAACATTATTGCTTTCTTTGAAACCTGTTTATCTGTTTTCTCTTTAGCAATCTCTCTAATATTTATTTTTGAAATTAGTTTCCTCCTAGGAATCTGCGTTTTCTTGATTTCTGGAACAATCAGTTGCCCGCTCTCATCGAAGTATGGGACTCGGCTCAGAAGCATCTTTCTTGGGCGACCCATATAGGTTTCGACGTTGTGAAGATAGGCAAATTCATCTTCAATTCTAACGACTTGAAAGGTTTTTCCTTCAATAATAGTAAACTGTCCTTCTTTAATCATGTTTAAACCTCCTGTTTCAAAATCGCTTTTGCTGCATCAAAATTGTCTGTTTCAATGAAAGTCCTTGCCGCGTCAATAATAGCCATCAATCTCTCTTCACGGTTATTGGTTGACTTGATTTTCAAGAGTTTTGCAATTTTCCTCTTTGAATCTGTAGGAGGTGCATTCCTGATATCACCCAAGCGAGAATGAAGATTACGGAGAATATAGAATTGAGAACGAATTCTATCATAGGTAATTTTGATAGCCTTACCTACTTCATCCTTCTTCATCTTTTCAATTTCCATTGCTGCACTTTGGTTATCTAAAAAGTATTTATATGTTCTAGTCATCACATCATCTCCATAACGTCTTCAATTGTATTAATGTCCTGAGGAAACTTATCATCACGGATTCTCGTTACTCTAGGAAATCGAAGACCAATGTTTCCTTTAGCATCACGAGTAATCAAATCAGCACTAACTTCGAGAACGATTCTCGGAAGGAATTGATACTTTCCATTCTTTACTGATTCGATGTTCTTACGCAAATCATTAGTTAATCTAATCAAATCTGCATCTGAGAAGCCGGTTCCAACCGAACCGACCACAATATATAAACCACCTGACTTAACTGCAATCTCATAGGTTCCAAACACACCTGAGCGTTTTCCTTCACCATATGCACCTGCAACAATTACAACATCTAACTCTATTCGTGGTGGTTTATGTTTAACCCAAGAAACAGAACGTTTTCCGGGCTGATATTTGGCATTCGCATCTTTTACGATAATGCCCTCGAAACCGTCATTAATTGCCTGATGATAGAAAGCGATTGCATCTCCCTCAAGTTGTCGGTGGGCTTGGTTGCCTAAGCCTTGCATAACCTGAAGCCTATGCGTGTATGTGCGGTCCATTACGACTTCACCGTTCATCTTCAAGCAATCGAAGATTACCCAAGCCACAGGGCATCTTCTAACCGCTTCTGCATGGTCCTTAGAATGAACGCGGGTTCCTAAGTTCTGATGTGGCGCAGGTGAACCATCTGTGTTCACCGGATAGATTTCACCGTCAAAGATAGCGTTATCACAATCATAAGCACGAATAATCTCAACAACATCAGGATATTGTTGTGTAGTAATTGAACCCTTGCGGTTGAAGATAATTACATTGTCTCCTTTCTTATGAATTTGGTAACGATTACCGTCATACTTGTAATCCACAATTTTATTCTTAGGCCACTTGTTAAGAGGAACAGATTTTGCTAACATAGGAGCAACAAATGTTCCGTGATTCAGAACCATAGGGGGTTCCATATTACCCATATAGTATTGACAAACATTCTCAATAGTGTTAAAAGAAACGTGCTTCTTCACATCAGTTACCTTCTTATTAAAATGCTTTGCTAGCATCTTAACTACATTTCCCTTGTTAATACCATTACGAGGGGTTCGTAGCCAATAACGCATGAACCACTTCCGCTCAAGAGAAGAAAGGGAATTCATTAAACCTTCAAATACCCTGTAAGAATCTGAACCTACACCTGAGCAATCAGAGCCAAGAATACGAAGAATAGTATTGATTGAAGTTTCTCCGTTTGATTCTGCTGAAGAATCTAAGAAATAAACCACGTCGCCCATGTCTTCATAGACAA